AGGTTCAAGCGGTTCTTCAGGCACATCAGGTAGTTCAGGTTCTTCAGGTACAAGCGGCCTAGAAGGCGGTAGATTATTTACCGTAACTAGTTCTGGTTTTAATTATAATTTTTCTGGAATAAGTGGAAGTTTCCCAACGTTAACTATAGTAAGAGGTGAATTATATTACTTTAACGTAAGTGGAGTAAGTTGCTCTCACCCATTCGCCCTTAGATTATCCAGTAGCAATACAGCAGCAGTTCCAGGTACTACAAACAATGATCCAGTAAGTGGTAAATGTAATACCAGTGTATTAATCGAATATAGAGTTCCGGCAGATGCTCCTAGTAGTATAGTTTATCAATGTACAGTCCACTCATCAATGATTGGAACTATTAATATTGTTAACCAAAATGGTACTTCAGGTACATCTGGTTCTTCAGGAACAAGTGGTTCATCAGGAACAAGTGGTTCATCCGGTTCAAGTGGTACTTCAGGTTCAAATGGTACAGATGGTTCAAGTGGAACGAGTGGCACTTCAGGTAGCTCAGGTTCTTCTGGTTCATCAGGTACTAGTGGTTCAAGTGGAACTTCTGGCTCAAGTGGTAGCTCAGGTACTTCAGGTTCATCAGGAACTTCAGGTTCAAATGGTACAGATGGTTCAAGTGGAACGAGTGGCACTTCAGGTAGCTCAGGTTCTTCTGGTTCATCAGGTACTTCTGGTAGTTCAGGTACAAGTGGTTCATCTGGTTCTTCAGGCTCAAGTGGCACTTCAGGTAGTTCAGGTACATCTGGCTCAAGTGGTTCTTCTGGAACTTCAGGTTCATCAGGAACTTCTGGCTCAAGCGGAACTTCTGGAACTTCAGGTTCATCAGGAACATCGGGCACAAATGGTAGTTCGGGAACATCAGGCTCAAGTGGAACGTCAGGTAGCTCAGGTTCATCAGGAACTTCTGGTTCGAGTGGAACATCAGGTAGCTCAGGTTCTTCAGGAACATCAGGTAGCTCAGGTTCTTCAGGAACATCAGGCTCAAGTGGAACATCTGGCTCAAGTGGAACATCTGGTTCAAGCGGTTCTTCAGGAACTTCTGGTAGCTCAGGTTCTTCAGGAACTTCTGGTTCGAGTGGAACATCAGGTAGCTCAGGTTCATCAGGAACTTCTGGCTCAAGCGGAACTTCTGGCTCAGGTGGTTCAAGTGGAACATCTGGTACATCAGGTTCAAGCGGAACTTCTGGTACATCAGGTAGCTCAGGTACATCAGGTTCATCTGGTGTAAGTGATAGATATAGATCAAATGCTACTGGTTCAGTTAATTTAAGTACCGTAACAAGCGGTTCACAATATACATTTACAACATTAACACCTGGTTTAGCTTATACACCAGTTCAATCTGTAATCTTAGTACCTTCTGGTACTTTAGATCATTTTGAAGCAGAAGTTGTTTCATATACTTCAAGTAGTAATACTTTAGTTGTACAAGCATATGGTACAAAATTAGGTACAGCAACATATACAAACTGGACAGTTAACCTAGATGGTGCTTCTGGAGGTAATGGTTCTTCAGGTACTTCAGGTACAAGTGGAACAAGTGGTTCTAGTGGAACATCAGGAAGTTCAGGTTCATCAGGAACTTCAGGCTCAAGTGGAACATCAGGTAGTTCAGGAACAAGTGGATTATCAGGAGCTAGTGGAACTTCAGGTTCAAGTGGCTCAAGTGGTACAAGTGGTTCATCAGGTACAGCAGGTAGCTCGGGTACTTCAGGTACATCTGGTTCATCTGGAAGTTCAGGTTCTTCAGGTACTTCAGGTACATCTGGTTCTTCGGGAACATCAGGTACAAGTGGTTCTTCAGGAACTTCGGGTACAAGCGGTTCTTCGGGAACTAGCGGAAGCTCAGGTTCATCAGGTACTTCTGGTTCAAGCGGTTCAAGTGGTTCAAGCGGTACATCAGGTAGCTCAGGCTCATCTGGTACTTCAGGTTCTTCAGGTTCAAGTGGAACAAGCGGTTCATCTGGTACAAGTGGAAGTTCAGGATCTAGCGGTACAAGTGGCTCAAGCGGCTCAAGCGGTAGTTCAGGTACTTCTGGCTCATCAGGTTCTTCAGGTTCATCTGGTACAAGTGGTTCATCAGGTACTTCTGGTTCATCTGGAAGTTCTGGAACATCTGGTTCATCAGGTTCAAGTGGAACTTCTGGTTCAAATGGTACAAGCGGTTCATCTGGTACTTCAGGTTCTTCAGGATCTAGTGGTTCATCAGGTACTTCAGGTAGTTCAGGCTCTTCAGGCTCAAGTGGTACAAGTGGTTCAAGTGGCTCATCTGGTACAAGCGGAACTTCAGGCTCATCAGGTACATCAGGTACTTCAGGTTCAAGTGGCTCAAGTGGCTCAAGTGGTACAAGTGGTTCAAGCGGAGCGACTGGTGTTAAGGGTGATAAAGGTAATAATGGCGCAACTGGTCCTGCAGGTACAAGTGGCTCAAGTGGTACAAGTGGCACATCAGGTTCAAGTGGTACTTCTGGTGCTACAGGTGCTCCTGGCCCTCAAGGTAATACAGGTGCTGCAGGTACTTCAGGTTCATCTGGTACTTCAGGTGCAACAGGTCCTACAGGTTCTAAAGGACAAAAAGGTGAAATAGGTGCTCAAGGTAATGCTGGCACATCAGGTTCAAGTGGTACATCAGGTGCTAGTATAACAGGTGCTCCTGGTCCTACAGGTCCAACAGGTCCTCAAGGTGCAAAAGGAGATACAGGTGTTACTGGTCCTACAGGTCCACAGGGTACAAAAGGTAATACAGGTTCTCAAGGTCCTACTGGTCCAACTGGCGCTCCTGGTCCTCAAGGTGCTACAGGTGCTGCAGGTACAAGTGGTTCAAGTGGTACTTCAGGTGCCACAGGTGCTCCTGGTCCTCAAGGTGCTCAAGGTGCTCAAGGTGCTACTGGTCCTCAAGGTGCTAAAGGAGATGTAGGTCCACAAGGTGCTCAAGGTGCTACTGGTCCAACTGGTCCAACAGGTCCTCAAGGTGCTAAAGGAGATGTAGGTCCACAAGGTGCTCAAGGTGCTACTGGTCCAACTGGTCCAACAGGTGCTCAGGGTGCTAAAGGTAATACTGGTTCGACTGGTCCTACAGGTCCTACAGGTGCAACAGGTGCTCAAGGTGCTAAAGGACAAAAAGGTGAAATTGGTAGTACTGGTCCTACAGGTCCACAAGGTAACGTAGGTCCTACTGGTCCTCAAGGTGCTAAAGGTAATACTGGTTCAACTGGTCCTACAGGTCCACAAGGTAACGTAGGTCCTACAGGTGCTCAGGGTGCTAAGGGACAAAAAGGTGAAATAGGTCCAACAGGCCCTCAAGGTAACGTAGGTCCTCAAGGTAACGTAGGCCCTACAGGTCCAACAGGTGCAACAGGTCCTCAAGGTGCTAAAGGACAAAAGGGTGAAATAGGCCCAACAGGTCCTCAAGGTAACGTAGGTCCTGTAGGTCCAACAGGTGCAACAGGTCCTCAAGGTGCTAAAGGTAATACTGGTTCACCTGGTCCTCAAGGTAACGTAGGTCCTACAGGTGCTCCTGGTCCTCAAGGTAATACAGGTGCTCAAGGTAACAAAGGTAATACTGGTTCAACTGGTGCTCCTGGTCCTCAAGGTAACGTAGGTCCTGTAGGTCCAACAGGTGGAACTGGTGCTAAAGGAGACAAAGGTAATAATGGTTCACCTGGTGGTCCTGGCCCTCAAGGTAACAAAGGTAATACAGGTTCACCTGGTGGTCCTGGCCCTCAAGGTAACAAAGGTAATAATGGTTCACCTGGTGGTCCTGGCCCTCAAGGTAACAAAGGTAATACAGGTTCTCCTGGTGGTCCTGGTCCTGGTGGTCCTGCTGGTGGTCCTGGTGCTCCTGGTCCTCAAGGTAACAAAGGTAACTCAATAGCAAACAACGTATCAGCTTTAGGTGTTAACACTCCTGCTGGTCCAACGGGTGATATTAGAGCTACAGGTGAAATTACCGCCTTTTACTCAGATAGAAGACTTAAGAATAATGTAAAAGTAATAGACAATGCTCTTGAAAAATTAATTACATTAACAGGTATAACTTATACCCATAATGAATTAGCAGCGAGCTTTGGATACGATACAAGAAATAGAATTGTCGGTGTATTCGCAGATGAATTAGAAGCAATATTACCAGAAGCTGTTAGATTAGCTCCATTCGATACAGAATATGTTGAAGATGAAAATGGTAATAAAGTTGAAAAATCAAAATCTGGTGAGAATTTCCGCACAGTAATGTATGAAAAGATCGTTCCGTTATTGATCGAAGCTGTTAAGGAATTAAAAGCAAGAGTTGATAGACTTGAAAATGAATAAGATAAACAATTAAAATAAGTGAAGCGACCAATTTTGGTCGCTTCCTTTTTTATATTTATATTCACACAATAAACTAAGTTATGTATAAATTTCAACAGAACACATCTACAGATCCTTTAGAATGGTATTGGTTTCAGAATGGTTTTTCATATGATGAAGTTGACCAAATTATAGCTGAATCAAAAAATTGGGGATTAAAAACAGCAGGTGTTACAGATGCTGGTGTTGTAGATAATGAAATGAGAAAAAGTGCAGTAGCATGGATTCCTCAAAATGATGCTTACAAATGGATCTATGATAAGTTAGGAGGTATGATTGAAGAAGCTAATAGAGAGCTTTGGAAATTTAACCTTACATCAATGGAAGAAATGATCCAATATACTGAATACTATCAGGATGGTGGACATTACGATTATCATTTAGATGTTGGTGGTGGATATCCATTAAATCAAAGAAAAATTAGTATTACTGTTCAACTTACAGGACCTGAAGATTATACAGGTGGAGATTTTCAAATTTTAAGAGGTAAAAATCCAGAATCACTTCCTAAATTAAAAGGATGTGTTTTAGTATTTCCTTCTTATTTGATGCATAGAGTAACTCCTGTAACAAGCGGTACTCGTAAATCATTAGTATTATGGGTTGGAGGAGATAGTTATAAATAGTATGAATCTAAATGTTTTATTTCATATTGGGTATTATAAAGATTTATTTTCTCCTTTAGATAGAGAATTAGGGGGAACTGAACAAGTTCTGCTTAACACTATAAAATTTTTAGCTAAAAAAGGATACAACGTTTACGTAACTGGAGACGTTGCTGAAATGACTTATGATGATGTAACCTACCTTAATAGAGACTTACTTTGGAAGGTTCCTAGGAAATATGATGTCGTTATTGGGGTGGGTTACATTAATTTTTTACTCGATATAGAACATAAAGTAAATTATCATAAAGCATACCTTTGGATGCATAACACAGAATACTATCCTTATTATAATGGAGAAGTATTACCCAATGAAGGTAGAGATTTACTATCTAAATTATCAGGTATAATATGTGTTTCAGAATGGCATAAGAAAAATACATCTGAAAAATATAATTATCCATTAGATAAAATTAAGGTAATTTATAATAGTGTTGATATAACTAATTTTGATGATGAAGAAAAGGTAAAAGATTCATTTATATATTCATCACATCCTGAACGTGGATTAGATACTTTACTTGAACTTTGGTATTATATTAAAGATATAAAGCCAAACGCTACATTAAAGGTATTTTGTCCCAAATATGGTTTAGATGTATTTAATCAAACATATAAAAAACTAAATTTAAAGGATGTTCAATTTATTGGGAATGTTGACGCTAAAACACTCCACCGAGAATATAGCAAAGCAGAATATTGGTTTTATCCAACACAATATGAAGAAACATTTTGTATAACTGCTATTGAAGCACAATTGTCTAAATGTAAAATAATTACATCCCCATTAGCAGCATTGAATGAAATAATTCCTCATGCTGAATTTATTAAACATCCAGGTGAAGAATTGGGTTGGTATCTTGATAGAATAAAAAGTGTAGATAATTTTATTGATGATTCTAAATTAGAAATCAATAAACTATTTGCTTCTACTTTCCATATAGACCGTATTGGTGAAACATGGAAAAACTTTTTAGATAGTTGTTACAATTTTGATTGTGTTTATGTTATTTCACTTGATAAAACAGAGGAATATAAACAAGATGCTATTAAACGACTTGATGAAAGTGGAATACAATATGAATCAATAGCCTTTATAGAGGGAGTTGATGGTAGAAATCCTAATCCTGGATTTAATTTTAAACCATGGGATGGATGGAAAAAAGATAATGAAGAAGAACTTAAAACATTAGCATTAGAAAAACAATTTAGAAATAATCCTAGTTGGTATTTAAGAGATATTACTCCTGGAGAAATAGGATGTGTTTTATCTCATATTAAATGTTGGAAAGATGCTTATGAAAATAAATTTGATTCTATTTTAATATTGGAAGAAGATTTTTATCCTTCTGAAAAATTTAATCAAATAATAATTTCAACCTTACCAAAATGGGATTTAATTCATTTAGGTAGAAACCTAATGAGAGATTTACCTGAACAAATACACAATGCTTATTTTGTTCGCCCACTATTTTCATTTAATGCTCATGCTTATGCTTTAAGTAAAAAAGGAATTGAAATAATTATAAGTAAACATTTAGAAGAAAATTTAATTCCAACAGATGAATTCTTACCTACATTATATGACACTCACTTTAGACCAGATGTAAATGAATTATTAAGTAAACATGATAAACGTAAATTAAACGCATTTTCTACAAACATAGAATATATAATACAAAAAGGAAATAAATCTCAAACAGAAAATATACATTTAACACCAATAGTAGAACCTTTTAAAATAAAAATTATGGATAAAGAATATACTCCCCTTCATTCCGACTTATATCAGTATTGGAATGATCCATCAGCTTGGCATAGAAAATTTTTAGTGCCTGGTATGATTAAAAAAGAATGGGATTTATTTGTTGATGAAGAATTTGATGGTACTTATGCTTATCCTTTCTTTACAAAAGAATTTTGTAATAAAATAATTGAAGAAGCAGAACATGCTCAAGTATGGACTTTTGCTCGTCATGAGTTTTATCCTACAACTGATTTTGTATTAACTGAAATTGGATTTGATAAAATATATTATGACCTACTTTGGGAATTTGTTATGCCAATGGCTATCCATAAATTTGGATTAGAAGGCAAAGGATGGGATCAATTACAAGCCGAAAGCTTTTTAGCACGTTATACCCCAGATACTCAAGGACATTTAAGTTTACATCATGATAATTCACATATTACTGCATTGGTAAACTTATCTGAAAAAGATATTGATTATGCGGGTGGTGGTACTTGGTTTTGGCGTCAAAAATATTTATCAAGACCTCCACAAGGTTATATAAGTGTTCATCCTGGAAATATTACACATAAACATGGTGCTCGCCCTGTTTTAAGTGGAAAACGATATATTATTGTATCATTTATGAAAAATAAAGAATTTTAATTATGGGAGTTTTACAAGAAAAACCAACACAAATCACTGAAGAAGAGTTAAAAGAACTTAACGACTTACAACAAACTAAGCAAAATTTAATATTTTCTTTAGGTGAACTTGAATATGAAAAATTACGCTTAGAAGCACAAAAACAACATTTGGAAAATCAATTCAATCTAATTGTACAAAACGAATTTAACTTATCCCAACAAATATCAGAAAGATATGGGAATAGCAAAGTAAATTTAAAAACAGGCGAATTAACACCAATTAGTAATTAGTTTTGGAAATTTTTCATATATTTATCGTTGATAAAATACTATTAAAACATGGCTGAAACTTTATTATCTCCTGGCGTATTGACACGCGAAAATGATCAATCACAGGTAACATCAGGTCCTATTACCGTTGGTGCTGCTGTTGTTGGCCCTACAGTAAAAGGTCCGGTAGAAATACCTACATTGGTTACTTCATATTCTGACTACAAAAATAAATTTGGTGCTTCATTTATTAGTGGTGGTGTAACTTTAGAATATTTAACTTCTATAGCTGCTTACAATTACTTCCAACAAGGAGGTGAATCATTGTTAGTAACTAGAGTTGTTTCTGGTTCTGCAAACACTTACACTCCTGCTACTTCATCTCAAGTTACTAACTTAGGTGGTACGGGTGCTTCATTTGTACTTGAAACACTTTCGGATGGTATTATTATGAATAACGCTACTCAAAGTGCTGCTGCTATCAAAACATTATCTGGTGGTGCTTTAGCAAGTGGTTCAACTGACAACATTCGTTGGACTGTTACTAACGTAAATACAGGTTCAGGTACTTTCAATCTTATCTTACGTCAAGGTAATGATACTCAAAACCAACAATTAGTAGTAGAAACTTGGTTAAATCTTTCATTAGATCCTAACTCAGCAAATTACATCGAGTATGTAATTGGTAACCAAGTTCAAAATTTAGTTACTGATTCAGATGGTAATTTAGTAATTCAAGTTACTGGTTCTTATGTTAACCAAAGTAGATATGTTCGTGTATCTAATGTTCCTTCTCCAACTACTAATTACTTATTAAATAATGGTGCATTTAACCCAGCATATACAGCTTCATTACCAGCCGTAGGTTCAGGTTCTGAAGGTGGTGCATTTGGTGGCGCTACTGGTCCTTTATTCGGAAACGGTAGTGGTGCTTCTACAGGATTAAAAATGTACAATAATATCGATGCTGTTAATATTCAAGGTTTATCAAGTAGCGACTATTCAAACGCAGTAGGTTTGCTTGCAAATCCTGATGATTATGATTATGAGTGGATTGCTATACCTGGTGTTAACTACCAAAACGGTCCTGGTATATTAAGTACATTAATGGCTAATTGTGAAAACAGAGGTGATGCAATGGCTATTGCTGATATGGTTAACTCAAGCAGAAAGAAAATTATCACCATCAGATCGTGATAACTTATATATTAATAAAGTTAACCCATTAGCTACTTTCCCTGGACAAGGTGTTGTAGCGTTTGGTCAGAAAACTTTACAAACTAAAGCTTCAGCTCTTGATCGTGTAAACGTTCGTCGTTTATTGATCACATTAAAGAGATACATTGGTAACATTGCTGATAATTTAGTATTCGAACAAAACACTGCTACTACAAGAAATAGATTCTTAAATCAAGTTAATCCTTATTTAGAAACTGTTCAACAAAAGCAAGGTTTATACGCTTACAAAGTAGTAATGGATGAATCAAATAATACAGCTGAAACAATTGATAGAAATCAGTTAGTAGGTGCTATTTATTTACAACCAACTAAGACAGCTGAATTTATTATCCTTGATTTCAATATTACTCCAACTGGCGTTCAGTTTTCGTAAAAAAATAAATTAACAATATTTATATCAAATAATAGATAAAATGGCAGTATTAAACCCGAACGAAATCATGTTCACAGCGTTTGAACCCAAAGTTCAGAATCGCTTTATATTATATGTAGATGGCATCCCCGCTTATTTAATTAAAAAGGCTTCTGCTCCTGGATTTGAAGCTGGTGAAATCATATTAGATCATATCAACGTTTACCGTAAAGTAAAAGGTAAAGTTAGATGGAATGATATGACTTTAGCTTTATACGATCCCGTAGTTCCTTCTGGAGCTCAAGCAGTAATGGAGTGGGCACGTTTAGCACACGAATCAGTAACAGGTAGAGATGGTTATTCTGACTTCTATAAGAAAGATTTAACATTAGATATTTTAGGTCCTGTTGGTGATGTAGTAAGTGAGTGGATCATTAAAGGTGCTTACGTTAAAACAGCTACATTTGGTGATTATGATTGGACAGCTGATGCAGCAATTGAATTATCAGTTACAATCGCTATGGATTATTGCATATTAAACTTCTAATAGTACACAGTAGATAATAAAGAAGCGCTAAAGAAATTTAGCGCTTTTTTTATCAAATTTTTAGGAGATATATATTTATATCAAACAATGTTATATTAATATGGAACAAAATTATGTTACAAATGTAGGTTCTGCAGAACAACCTAAGTTTAAATTCCCAACTGAAGTAGTTGAATTACCTTCTAAAGGTTTATTGTATTCAGAAGATAATCCTCTATCAAATGGTAAAGTAGAAATCAAGTATATGACCGCTAAGGAAGAAGATATTCTTTCTAACGCTAACTATCTCCGCCAAGGTGTAGTTATTGATAAACTACTCCAGTCACTAATCGTAACTAAAATTAATTACAGTGATCTTTTAATTGGTGATAAAAACGCTATATTAATTGCTGCTCGTATTTTAGGTTATGGTAAAGATTATGAATTTGAATATGAACATCCTGATTGGGATGGTGCTAAAAAAGTAACTGTTGATTTATCAACATTAGAAAACAAACCTTTAAGAGAAGATTTGATTACTAAAGGAACTAATTCATTTGAATTTATTCTTCCTAGTACAAATACTGTAGTTACTTTTAAAGCATTAACTCATGGAGATGAACAAGCTATTGATCGTGAATTAAAAGGTTTACAAAAAGTAAATGCTGCACCTTCTGAAGTATCAACAAGAATGAAATATATCATTACTTCAGTAAATGGTGATACAGATAAAAAAACAATC